CACGCTCGCCCGTGTGCGCATGACCATCCGCCCTGGGGGCCTGAACGATCCCGCCCAAGGTTGGACAGAGGGCTATGCCACACGCGGCAAAAGCACGGATTCCGTTTATCTGGACTGCGAATTTGTCATTTTGGAGGGCAAATACGCCAAGCGCAAGATATGGAGCTTAATTGGCCTCTACAGCCCCAAGGGGCCAGACTGGGGCAACCAGGGACGTGCGTTTATCAAGGGCATCCTCAACTCGTCCCGTCGTTTGAACCCCAAGGACAATTCGCCAGAAACCCAAACCAAACGCCGGATTGCTGGGTTTCAGGAACTGGACGGGGTGGAATTCGTCGCCAAGATCGACATCGAACACGGGGATCGCGGCGATAAAAACGTCATCAAGCTGGCCATCACGCCGGATCATAAGGACTACGCCACCTTGATGGGCGGGTCGGGGTATGCGGCGCCTGCCGCAGGGTACACGGCCCCCCTTTCTGGACAGTCCGCGCCTGCTACCAAACCCAACAACCGCCCCCATTGGTCCTAATCAGGGGAACAGCGATGATTTTACGACCCAGGCAAAAACTGTTCGCCCAGCGCAGTCTTGCGGCACTCAGCACCCACGGAAACACCCTGGGCGTGGCACCGACGGGTGCTGGAAAAACGGTCATTTTGTCAGCGGTAGCGGGCGACCTGCTGCAGGGCGGCGGCAAAGCCTGTATCCTCGCCCACCGTGATGAACTGATCAGCCAGAACGAAGCCAAGTTCCGCAAGGTTAATCCAGACGTTTCCAGCAGTGTTGTTGACGCAAATGCCAAGGACTGGGCGGGACAAGCCACGTTTGCCATGGTGCAGACCCTGTGCCGTCCGCAAACGCTGGCATCCATGCCCGCCCTCGATCTGCTGGTGGTGGACGAGGCACATCACATCACGGCGGGCAGTTACCGGCGGATCATCGACCAAGCACAATCCCTCAATCCCGCTGTCAAAATATACGGCGTCACGGCCACCCCGTCACGCGGCGATAAAAAAGCCCTGCGTGAGGTTTTTTCGAATGTGGCCGACCAGATCCGCATCGGTGAGCTGATTGCCAGCGGTCATTTGGTGCCGCCGCGCACGTTTGTGATTGATGCGGGTGCTACGGGTGAATTGCAAAACGTCCGGAAACTGGCCGATGACTTCGACATGAAGGCGGTGGAAGCGGTGATGAATAAATCGCCCGTCACCGATGCCGTTATCCGCCACTGGCGGGAAAAGGCCGGAGACCGAAAAACCGTCGTTTTCTGCTCAACCTTGAAGCATGCCGCAGATGTCACCACTGCCTTCCAAGCAGCGGGCGTTGCCGCCGTTCTGGTGCATGGGGAACTATCTCAGGCTGAGCGCAAGGCCGCGCTTGCATCGTTCGAGAATGGCGCGGCGCAAGTGGTGGTGAACGTCGCCGTCCTGACCGAAGGCTGGGACTATCCGCCCACGTCCTGTGTGGTGCTGCTCCGCCCCAGTTCGTTTAAATCCACCATGATCCAAATGATCGGGCGGGGGCTGCGCACTATTGATCCTGAAGTGCATCCCAGCATCCTCAAAACCGACTGCGTGGTACTGGATTTTGGCACCTCAACGCTGATGCACGGCTCGCTGGAACAGGATGCCAGCCTTGATGTTCATGAGCGCAAGGCCAGCACATCCCTCACCAAAACCTGCCCAGCCTGTGCTGGCGAGATTCCCCTGCGGGCCAAAGAATGCCCCTTGTGCGGCGCAGAGCAACGCCAAGGGGAAGCCGAGGCCAGCGATGAAGCCTTGGCCGATTTCGTCATGACCGAGATCGACCTGCTGAACCGTTCCAGCTTTCGCTGGTGCGATCTGTTCGGCGACGATGCCGCGCTGCTGGCGCAGGGCTTTACCGCTTGGGCAGGTGTGTTTTTCCTCGAAGGGTGCTGGCACGCGGTTGGGGGTGGCAAGGAACTGCCCCCGCGTCTGCTGTCTATGGGGGATCGCATGGTGGCGCTGGCCGCTGCCGATGATTGGCTCAATAGCAATGAAACCGATGACAGCGCCCGCAAAACCCGCCGCTGGCTGAGTTTGCCGGCCACCGACAAACAGCTCTCTTTGTTGCCCCCCAACTATCGAAACGATTACGGCCTGACCCGTTATCAGGCGTCCACCCTTATCACCTTCCATTTCAAGCGCCGTGCCATCCAACAACTGGTGTTCTCGGCCTCCAGACAACGGGGGGCGGCGTGAGATGTGCCATCTGCATCCGACAAGAACGAGGTTTCGGCTGGTTCGATACCCGAGAAGCCCTCTTCACCCCCCAACGCCACAAATCCTATCGCAAGTTCTGCTCCCTCCTTTGCCAGAACATCTACGCATCGCAACGTTGGAGGCGCATCATGATTGACCCGACCCCGCTGGAACGCGCAGCCTTTCAGGCGTGCCTAAAACCTATGGGCGAACTTATGGCCGAGATTGGCTTTGAGGTGCCGCCCGCCCACTACAGACGCGAGCAGGCGTTGCAGCTGATTGAGGTGATTGTGACCGCTTTTCAGGAACGGATTGTCGCCGCTGCTGCCGATATAGCGGAGGTGCCGTTCTGATGCTGGATTTCAATCATAAACCAACAGCTGCTGAACGTATTGTTGAAGCGATTGACTCAGCACTGGAAGTCCGCCATGCAACACAGCAACCTCGGCATTATCTGGGGGCTTCGCGCATTGGTGCCGACTGTGACCGCGCTCTGCAGTACGAATACCTGCACACGCCCGTGGATGCTGGGCGCGGCTTCAGTGGCAAGCTACTGCGAATATTTGAGGCAGGCCACACCTTTGAAACCATGGCGGCGGGATGGCTACGATTGGCGGGATTCGAACTTTACACCGAAAAGACCGATGGCAGCCAGTTTGGCTTTGCGGCAGCAGGCGGACGCATTCGGGGCCATGTGGACGGCATTATCAACGGCGCACCCACTGAACTTGGGCTAACCTTCCCCATGCTATGGGAATGCAAGGCACTCAACAACAAGTCGTGGAAGGACACGCAAAAGCGCGGCCTCGTGCTCTCTAAACCCGTTTATGCCGCGCAAATCGCTATCTATCAGGCGTATCTGGACGGCACGGTGCCGGGTGTCGCAAGAAATCCCGCGCTGTTCACCGCCATTAACAAGGATACGGCGGAACTCTATGTCGAACTGCTGCCCTTCGATGCTGCGCTGGCGCAAAAGATGAGTGACCGGGCGGTGAATATCCTGCAAGCCTGCGATGCCCACGAACTTCTGCCGCGCATTGCCAACGACCCCGCACACCACGTCTGCAAGATGTGCGTCTGGCAGGATCGATGCTGGGGGCAGCCATGAGCAATATCCACTGGCTGGATTTCAACGATGCCGCTGAACAAACACCGGAAGAGTCCTTCGATGCGCGACGGGAGCGGCTGCGCAGGGCGTTAATCGGTCAGCTTTCCAGCGTTTTGCATCATTTGTTCCCCAGCGGTAAAATCCGTAACGGTGCGTTTAAAATCGGTGGCCTTGATGGCCAGCGCGGTGATAGCCTCACCGTCACCCTGCGCGGGGAACAAGCCGGATTATGGCAGGATTTTGCCACGGGTGAAGGCGGGGATGTGTTCGACCTCTGGGCAGCCGTGCACAGCTTGGACACACGGCGGGATTTTGCGGCACTGTTGGACAGTATCGAAAACTGGATGGGCACGGCTCCTGTCCGTTCAGTACCACCCCGCCGCGAGCCGCCTACGGACGATCTCGGCCCCGCCACCGCTCGCTGGGATTATCTGGACACGGCTGGCAACCTGATTGCCTGCGTTTACCGCTACGACACACCAGACGGCAAGGAATTCCGCCCCTGGGACGTCAAAGCCCGCCGCCACAAAGCCCCCGACCCACGCCCATTGTACAACCAGCCCGGCATCGTCAAGGCTGATCGCGTTGTGTTGGTCGAAGGCGAAAAATGCGCCGATGCACTGATTGCTAAAGGCATCTGCGCCACCACCGCCATGAACGGTGCCAATGCCCCCACCCAAAAAACCGACTGGTCACCACTTGCTGGTAAGCACGTTTTGATCTGGCCAGACAATGACGAGGCAGGCAAAGCTTACGCCCTGCGTGCTGCCGATGCGTTGCGGCTCGCCGGTGCGGTCTCGGTGGCTGTGCTTACCCCGCCTGTCGGTAAGCCGCTTAAATGGGATGCTGCCGATGCGGTGAATGAGGGGTTCGACATTCCGGCGTTTCTACAATCCTCTGGCTCTGCATCAGCCAAGCGTCATGCCATCCAGCTGACGGATTGGGTCGCCACACGGTACAGCGGCAAAGCGCCAGAACGCCGCTATTTGATTGACCAGTGCATCCCCATGGGGGCCGTCACCATCTTTGCCGCCATGGGCGACACCGGCAAGGGCATGATCTGCCTTGATCTTGCCTTGAAGGTTTCGGGCTGCTTCGGGGTTGCTGGGTGCCTCATGTCCCTTGGCGGTCAAGTGGTACGCTATGGCGTGGCGGTTGTTCTGACGGCAGAGGATGACCAGGCCGAAGTCCACCGTCGCTTGGAAGGGCTTGATCCCGATGAATTACGCCTTCACCTGGCACAAAAGCTGATCATCGTTCCCTTGCCCAATGCCGGCGGGCCAATGGCGCTGGTGCAGATGAC